CCTCCCTTCCACACAAATCACATTGCTGATTATTCCAAACACACATCGTAGGATCCAGTATTCTATACTTTACAACTGGAGCATTCTTAAGCATTTCAGCCATACGTTCCCAACGCTTCTGGCTCATCTCTACTTTTTCCTCTAAATCTTCCTCGTTCATGCTAGCACCTCAACAACGTTTTCGTGTAGCCCAGTGTCATCAAGCATAAACCTTATAGTTGGCCTCAGCTCAAGCCCGTGTTTTCTATCCATCGTAACCTTGCTTTGCATTTGCTTGGATGTGAATGTTACCTTTAACCCCGCCTTGGGCTCATCGTTATTCCAATCCACAACTATTGCTACATCCTTAATCTTCAGCAATATCCACTCATTATCATAACAAGTATATGCATCTGGTATTAACCGTTCACGCCTAACATACTTTATGTCGCGATCAAACAACACCGTAAACTCGCTCATATCACTCTTTGCCTCAAGTAGCCTTCCCTCCAAATCTACCATTTTCATGCCAACCACCTCACCTGAATATAATCATCTTGTTCTGTTTCGCCAATCTCATTATAGGCCTCTACAGATAAGATCGGCTTCGTTCCATGAAGCATGTACAGTTCTGGGCTGTCGTTTTTGCAAAGGCAAATAACATTCCAAGTTAGATCATCACCACGCCACTGTGGATCTACTATAAGCCTGATAATCCGTACTGGGAAGTTCATGTCATAAAGAAGTAGCTCACCAGATCGTGAAATGTAATGGCCTTCAATTTTGGGGATGTCTTCTCTGTCAACGCCTACATAAGCTAACTGCTGATCCATGCTCACCACACATGCCGTTGTTTTTAACTCCACCTTCATTACCGTCCCCTCCTTCTGTCTTGTCATGATTTTATTATACACTATATGTTCACTTTGTCAATACCCTTGCGCATGTTCATCATGTACTCAAACCTATCAAAGCGCATTTCATCTTCGGTGTACTCATCAAGCCATCTACTTTTACGTAGCCATGTTGCTGGATAAGGAATGAATCTACCTTCTTGCTCCTTCCACTCCTTGGAGTTTACAGCCTTTTTCAGGCCAGCCATTATTGCCTCAAAGAGCTCATCATCAGGATTAAGAGAACTCCAAACTTGCATCGCATCGTACTTGTTTCGCTTCCTCGGATACAATTTCCAAAATTCCTCGAACCTATCTTTCTGCAAGGCATCCAGTTTCGGGCCTGATACCTTATCATCCTTACGTTTAACAGGTGGCTTGTTTAATATCTCTAGTATGTCTTTGGTTTCGTTGTTTTCAATTTCGTTTTGCAAAGTATATATATCTTTACTGTTAGTAATCATTGTAGTATTCTCTGTTATAGATTTGCTACTTTGTCCAATTTCGTTTTTCGATAAAATCGAAAAACCATTTTCGACATTATCCAAAATCGTTTTTGAACCCTCTTTCACGTAGCCGTTATCAAACTGTTTTCCAATAGCCTTTAAGTAAGCGTCAGTGAGTTCCAAAAACTTATCAGGAACAATTCTCACGTGTATCATAGGATTACCGTTAAACTTAAAAATCTTCTTCTCTACTATGCCAATATCACACAATACCTTAATTGCCCTGTCAAACTGGTACGCCGTTATTCTGCACTCTTCCCACCAATCGTCGCGGCCTTTTGCAAGCCAAAGTTCTCCATCTTTTACTACTCGCAACTTTGTAGCTGTACTATCCTTACTCGGAAGGTACCAATACACTATTTGGCTCAGTAGTATACCAGCAAGCAAATCGCCATTAGCAATATCAATATACATCTTTTTGGTGTAAAAGCCATCATTCTCGGCTTGTTCTCTGGCGAGAAAATTAACTAGCCGTTCATCTATTACTGCCATTATTTACACCATCCTCCTTCGCACTTTACCTCATTAAACCTGAACTGCAAGAATGAAATTAGTTGCTCTTTACTTATTTCTTTTCTATCTAAAAATGTCCTACCATCATCTGGTGTCGTGTTTTCAAATTGTATTAGGTGGAAGCCTCTATATTTACTATCTCTAATTGCCTTATTTACTACTCTAAAAACTTGCATTTGAGCATAAGAAGGTTCGGCCATATACCGCTTTTCTTCTATTAGCATCCACTCTCCAGTTTTGTAGTTCTGCCAAACATAGTCTATATTAGTCGCAACATAACCAAGCGAACTATCTATTTCTGGCTGTTCTCTCAGCCATAGTCCGAATTCAGTTGAGTTGTTATCATTTCTCTTGCGTGTCATACTCACTTAGCCTCCCTCTTGCAACTTCTGCTGTTCGTGGATCTAATTCTATACCGACAAACGTGCAATTGTATTTCAATGCGGCTATTCCAGTTGTTCCAGTACCACAAAACGGGTCTAAAATACTTTGGCCTGGTAAGCAAAACTGCTTGATGATGGCCTCCATCCCAGAGATTGATTGCTGCCATTCATGGAATTCCTTTTCGCTTCTGTCACTTGAGAATACATCTCCAAATATTTTGCCTTTGTAATCTCTGTTACCGAAGATTAAAATAGGCTTCCAACTGCAGTTTACTTGCCTGTTCCGTAGTGGCGTAGGTTGGCCTGGTGTCAAATATGCCGCCATCCAGTAGTAATCAATGTGTTTAGTCATTAATACCAATACCTCGTCCAAATATGATTGGCCACACATCACGAGCATCAATCCAGTAGGTTTTAGCCATTCACTTGCACGAATGCTTAATGTTTCATACAATGGTAGATATTCTTTAGGATACGGTGGATCGGTAATAATAAAATCAAACTGCTCGTTAAGCTTTATTGTTTCCATACTGTCATTGTAGATACGCCACTTAGTGCCATCCTTGCGCACAACGTTTAAATAGGTGTTGTAGATCTGTTCCTTCTTAATCTGCTGTACAGCCTCGCTTACACTTTTAGCCTCTCCTGCTGCTATCCGTTTGGCTGCCTCTTTCTGCTCTTCTTCATCTAATCTTGCTAACCTGAGTAATTCCGTTTTGTTATCAGCCAAATCTGTGTTACGGATAGCTTCTTTAACCTCATCAGCTAAATCTTCAGCAATCTGAACTTCATGCTGTACAGTGCGAGGTGATACACCAATCTTGGATGCGGTATCTTCCGTGAAAGAATTCGGTGCATTCTCCCGTGACGAAACGATTTCGCTACGGTATTGTTTTAGTTCTTTTAACCTTTTTATTTCTGCTCTGCTTTCTGGATATTTAGCTTCATATATCTCTTTTCTGCGCTTGAGCTGTTCAGCTCGTTCCAGCACGGTAAGTTCATTGCGCATGAGGTTTTCATCAATCTGTGCAAGCTCGGCATCTAACTCATCTAAGGAGACAACAGTAGCTTCTATTTCTGTTTTGCCGAGTAACTTATAGGCTTCAATACGGTGCAAACCTGCAACAAGGTGCTTATCTTCGGTTATAGTTATAGGATTAAGTAGGCCAATCTCTTGAATACTTGCAGCTAATTCTTTTACTCGTTCTGGATTTACACTGCGTCTGTTATCTCCGATAATGATTTCATTGATCTTTACCAGCATTTTATTCCTCCTTTGTCTTTTTTGCTAATTGTATTATAGCACATGAATGTGGTATAATAACTTTAGGGAGCGAACCAGTGTCACCTCCTTTGTCTAGTGTTCACTGCCACCGGCTCCCTCCTTCTGTCCGATATACAATCACCTCCGCTGGGGGTAGGANAACACCTACCCCCAGCACCTTTTAGTAAATGTATAAGCCCCATGTCTCCCAAGCCGCATTTACAATGTCACTTACGGACAACTCGCCCGCACGCACTTGCCACGCCTTAAACTGGCCTATCTCAATGTCAACAAGCATCTTTGCCTCGCTACGCTCCCCGTCTACTTCTTCAAACACGCCGAACAACTCAACGCTTATGATATCATCATCATTGTCCATGTCGCCTACGTCAATACATACTGTCTCTGCGAAAAAGTCTCCATCCTCACCCAAGTCTGCATGATTCCACCCTGCTAACTGCTCCTTCTCTGTTACTTCTATGGTGTACAGTTCCTGCCTCATTACAATCACCTCCATACTGGAAGGTGGGCTAATGCCCACCCTCCAGCCTGCTGATTACTCTATTCACCGCATCAGTGAACTCGGTATAAACCTTCATGTAAAGTATTGTGTCCAACTCTCGGCATACAAACTGCCTTATGGCTTTTTCCGTTGTTTCTAGACCCATGTTAGCGAATGTCCAATCGTAATATATCAAGTCCTCAATCTCGTTCAACTTTTGACGCTGGCTCATGAACTCTTCTCTCACCGCTCCTGCTAGATCTCTTGCAATTCTCATAGCTTCATGGTAGTACACATATTCCTTGCCATTTTCTTTCTCACGCTCTAAACAGAACATCTCAAGCTCGTCTACCAAATCGTCCAGCACACCTTCAAGGGCTTTGAAAGCTGTCTCGCTTAACACGTCTATTAGATGCATACCAAGGATGAACCCTACAAACGAACCTTCAGCATAGTGGTCAACACTCGCTGTTAACCACCCTTCAGCCCTCGCAAATCCACGGCTGATACCCTTACCCATCTCGATAGCTACTAACTCCTTCAAGTTCTCTCTTCCTGTCCTCATCTTTACTCCCTCCTTCTTTCTTTTTCTATATAGTATATTACCACATAAGATATAATGTCAACATGTTGTGTGTTAAATAGGTGTTAACAAAAACCGACACTTTCAAACTGTCTAAAATACAGTGGGATTTGGTAGTTCCTACATTTGCACTGTTTTACCCTTGAGACACTTTGAAAACACTCTGAAAATGAAATAAAAATGGGAGCAAGCTTTGGTAAAACCTACACTTGCTCCCACTCGGGACTTTGCTAACTGTTATTGCTCTTCTACTTGTTCAGTAGCATCTGATAATTGCTCTTCTTGTTCCAACACCGCACTGGCTACAGCATTGCAAATCGCCTCATAATCTCCACGCCTAATGTCCTGCACCTTCTCATAGCCATACTCCTCAATAATATCATTTATCAATTTGGTGTCTCCTTTGGCTATAGCATACAACCTTTTTGCTTGCTTCACTGTTATAGGCGGGTCTGCAATGAACTCACTATCGCTTGCATATTCTACTTCCTGCGTCTCTTCCTGCACCTCTTCCTCAGCATCATGTATCGTGAACTCCACTTGGGCATTTTGCAACTGCTCCTCATCGACCTGCATCTCTTCGCTGATGTAAAGCTGTCTCAAATCGGGTACTACTTCTCTGGCATTCTGTACAAGGGCTACCTTACGGATTTGGGTTGCCGCTTTTTTCCACCCAGCTTGTGGCTGATTGTTGGCATTTAACTTGATGTACTCGTGCAAGCTAACTGAATGTTCTACTGGTTCTTTCCAGCCTTTGCGCCAAATCTTACTCCAGCCTCCGAGTAGTTGTTCTTCTCCTGGAATGTAAAATGTACCATTACGGTATTCTATCTCGTTCGAGCCTTTACGCCTAACAATTATGCCTGCTTGGTAACCTTCAACCAACGGGCTATTTGATAACCGCCTCATGAACACATCTTTACCAACAATTATCTGTGCTGGTTCATTGCCGAACTTCACAAGGTATGCCTCATTCAGGAACGGATTAAGTTTCTGGTACTGGCACAGCTTTAAGAACATCATTACTTCCTGATCAGTTACCTTGCTTGGATCACCAGAAACTAGGTACCGCTTGATGATCTCGGAACTTAAAGCTACTTCCTCTCCTGTTTCTGATTTGTACTTCACGATGTTATCCATCGTTCTCCCTCCTCACTGGCCAAGTTCTTTTATTTCAAGAACCTTGGACTTTGTTACCTTGATAAGTTCTTGCAACATTTCAGCTGGTAAAACCTGTCTAGCTAATTTAGTATCAATCCTTTCAGAACTTCTTTCTTTAACAGTTACCAAATATTTGCCTGCGACCACTGTTTCGTCTTTTACCTGTGACATGATGATTTCTTTAAGCTCATCTCTGCGTTGTTGTAACTCTTTAATCTCATCACCTAATGTTTCATACTCTTCAACAGTGCTTTCCAAATTTGTGTTCTGCTCCCAATCTTTTGGCTGTATGGCCTTTTCGTAATATTCAGGGAAGCAAACGTTTGTATACGGACACCATGGCTGTCTGCACTGCCAATTATCCTCTGGATTAAATGGCGGCTCAATCTCAATACCTTGTTCAATTTTAATCGCCAACTCCTCCAACCGCTTTAGCTCAGCTTCTACAAACTCGGCATCGTAAACGACTTCTTCAATGTGGTGATCCCAGAACCTCGTCTTTGGAGTATCCTTATTCCGTGCTATCAAATACCCTTTTTCCAGCCCCAACGCATGCAAGTACAACTGCACCTGCGTGAAATACTGCGGATGCGCTTCTCTCAATCCTTTTTCTCGTATCTCTGTAAATGCTCTCTTTGCTAAAGCCTTTGCCTCAAGCAATACTGTTACACCTTCATTATTGGTAGCTAATCCATCAATATGCCCCACAAGTAGTTCTTTNTCGTGGTAAAAAATAGAAACTTCCTTCTGCTGGCTATGTAACACATACGGCCCATTTGGTAAGTTCTCGCATGCCCACTCAAGAATAGACTGCTCATGCATGTTACCTTCAGCAAAGGCACGTTCTGAACCTTCCCACAACGGAAGCCCTTCTATACCCCATGCCTCAAGTTCTATCCTTCTCGGACAAGCTCCTGCACTACTTACTCGTAACGCTATGGCTACCACGTAAACCCTTCCTGCTCCAGCATACGCATTACTTCAAACACTTTACTGTACTCGCCTTGGAGCTCTGCCTCGCATGAATCACCATCAATATAAATGAACGTAAACCCCAAATCATCCAACAACTTTACGTACGCCCCAATGTCGGGACAGCACATCACATGCACTGTCAAGGTACTTGTCTCTTCATCATTCACAAAGTCAACGAACCTCGTCAATGTTTTCATGCTCTCCCTCCTTCTTCTCATCCTCAATTACGAGAATGTCCAACGGACTGATGTCTAAAATCTCACAAATCTGATTGATACGCTTTAACGACGGCTCTACCTTGCCGCTTTCAATGTAGTAATATCCATCGCCAGCATACCCCATCAACTGCGACATCTTGTGCTTTGTCAATCCACGATAAGCCCTCCACATCCTCAACTTCGCCACGTCTAACACAATCTTTGCCATACTTACTCCCTCCTTTCATGTTATCTCTTTATATACTATACCATTTTTCGCTATATGTCAATACCTGCACAATACCACAAATAAAAACGCCCTCCGAGTAGGAGGGAGGGGAGCACCTCGGAGGGCAACGCCTATATTAAAGTAATAGGCGGCTAATTCGCTAACTCATCCCACACTTCGCCGAGTTCCGTCTTTAACTCCTTTAAGGCGGCTTCAATAAGTCCCTTAATCTCTTCTTCGGACAATTGTATACCTATCTTGTCTGCCGCATCGGACAACCACTCTGCCGCCTTGTCATACTTCTCTGCTCCGCCCAAATCCTTGTATGCCTGCTGGACAAACAACACGGCAACTCGTGCCAATTCTCGCTTTGTAGCAAGCTCTCGCACTAATACTTCCATCTTCTCTGTCCCTATCCTCTTTTGCAACCATGCTATCGCATAGCCGACAAGTATCGGGACAAGAATAGCTATTATGTCATAAAGCAACTGTAACAACAAATCATGCATATTACTTACCTCTTTTCAATGTTTCATAAAGCTTGGCTATCATAGTAGCAACTTCCGCTTTTGTAGCTGGCTTGTCTGGATAGAAATATCCTTTTTCATCNCCCTGCACAATTCCCAAATCGTACAACTCTTTTATGTACTTGTACGCCCAATGTGTCTGCGGTACGTCTTTCATGGCCGACTCCTCCTTCACCTTAGGCATTCCAAAGAAAAGCAATATGCCGTTAGCTATGCCTACTGCACACTTCCTTTGGAACGCCTTATTTCGTAATAATACCTCTTCCTCGGGATTGCTAATAAACGCCAACTCCACCAACACGGCTGGCATTTTTGTATAACGTGTTACGTAATAATTGCCTTGTTTAACTCCTCTGTCCTTTAGACCTATTTGTTTCACCAACTCCGTCTGGATAAACTGTGCTAAAGTCTTGCTTTTAGCGTCTTTCGGGTAGTACCACGTCTCCGTCCCATGAGCCGACGAGTCATTTGATGCATTACAATGTATTGAAATGAAAACATCGGCCTTGGAGTTATTCGCTACATCACACCTTGCTTGTAGCTCATTTGGTTGCTTGGCTGTTCTCACATCTTTATCGCTCTCCCTTGTCATTACCACATCCACACCCGCATTTTTAAGTACATCTCTGAGNTGTAAAGCAACCTGAAGCGTAATATCCTTTTCTTTCGTCCCGAAATACCCTACTGCCCCAGGCTGGCTTCCACCATGCCCAGGATCAATGCATACTTTCATCGTCGCTCCCTCCCTTCCTAGTTTCCTCCTTCTTAATACCGGCTAGAGCCCACAGCTCTCCAGTGGTAAATGCGAACCAGCTAGCTATAAGTGCTGCAGGTTCTGAGCCAGTATGCCAATAAATAAGCAGTACTGCTATTACAAATAAGGTGTTAAGCAGTATCACCCATCGCACTACTTTCTTAGAAAAACGCTCCTCAGACATCTTTTTCATCTCTGCTTCGTGCTAGGATTTCATCTATTTTAGTCTCTTGCCGTGCCATCTGTACTTCTATCTGATGCAGCACGGTCATTAGTTCCTTTAATGCTTTAGTATTATTTTCTATTACAGCTGCTAGTTCTTTGCTGTTATCTACGGGCTTCGTACCGCCGATAATCTTTACGAATACGTAGCCAAGCATTGCTATGGCGAAAATTGCTACTCCGTATTGAGCTATTTCTGCCCCTGGCATCCTGCACCTTCTTTCACAGCTCTATCATATGTGTTGCTTATTCTGCATCCAATACAGCAAAAACACATTCTCGTAAATTAGATAAATTTGGTACTTGCTCCCTCGTGTATTTACCTTCTTTAATGTACCGCACCCACAACTTTACAAGAGCACTCTCTGTCGTAAACATTAGTTACCACCTCCCAACAGCATAGTTAACTCAAGAATGGTCTGTTCAAGCATTGCAATCCGTTCTTGCTCAGTTAAGAGTCTGTCCTCATATTCATAATAAACAGTGTTCGTTGCAGGATTACAATACAAAACTGCAATTTTCCCTTCTCTAATTTCAGGTTGTGGCAAATCTTCTACCAATACTCCAATCTGTCTTAACTCTTCTTCACTTTTTCCTAACCCATGAACTGGGTCAAATGGCATGTTGTGTATAAGCCCAACTCTATATTTCCCCTCAGCTACTTTCACTAAATCACCTAAAAATTTCATTACTTTCTGCCTCCTTATGAAATGATTTTATAATAAGTAGTACCATCAAGTTTTCTTATTGCTTTATCCCCACTTCCAACCAAATGAGCACAATAAACATTTCCTGAACTGTCTACTGCTATACCCCTTCCATAGCTAACATCTGTCTTGCTCCATATTTCCGTACCTTTACTGCTTAACTTCCTTATTGCTTTATCCCCACTTCCAACCCAATGAGCACAATAAACATTACCTAAACTGTCTACTGCTATACCATGACCAGCTTCAACATCAGTTTTACTCCATATTTCNNTNCCATTACCTTTTGAATNATCCTTTTGTAAATTAACGTCTTTGATGTAAGCACCTATTTTATATTTCCCTAAGCCTATTCCATGGTCTTGTAAACTTGGAAACATTTTTTCTCACCCGCCTTTCTTTATGCTTCACTTACAACGTTTCCATCACTATCATAAGTTAAAGTATGGGTTATTGTTTGTAAAACAGTTGTTCCATCAACATCATATAACGTGATAGTTCTTGTGGTATATTGTGGGGAAGTCCCACCAGACAAGACACTTCGCATATAAAGTGTTCCATCTTCTCGTTTATAGTCCACTTGTGTGTATATTCCGTTACTATCTTTATTAAACTTTTCCATTTTTAATGTCTTAGGTAGATACTGTGGATGTGGATCCGCTGCGTTAATGTGCTGACTAATTGTGTCAGCGTTCGTTTTTAACTTTGCGTCTATAATGTCAGCGTTGTAGTTCAAATCGTCAATATTGACTAAATCTGTTCCTTCTGGCTTTTTAAGATTGTAATTTTGTGTATATTTCAAGCTTGTCACCTCCTATATTANTCTTACTCGTTCCCAAGTGTAGGATGTTAAATCGTTCCAGATTTTGCTTGTTAAGAACTTCCAAACGTTATAAGTGTATTGATACTCAAAATTTAAGTGTGCTGGCTTAATTTCTTCTATCGTCTTTGTTAAATCGCTCATATTCGGTGGTATTCCTTTTACGCCTACAAACTTTACTACGAATTTGTATTCGCTTGGATATTCTATGACTTCTACCTCTCCATTTGCAAAAGCCGAAGCGACGTTCTTAATCAACTCTTTTGTAACTGTGCCATATCCTCGCAACTTTGCTTTTATTCTTTCTCGTCTAAATTGTTCTGATTTTGTTTTATCAACTGGCAATCCTAAAAATTGTTCCCATAATTCCAAACCCCAAGTCGCTGTATCCACAAAGAACTGTTCCAATATCTCGTCTAAAGTATCGTTCAACCTATCAATTTCATGCCCTTGTGCATCCCAGACACTTCTCATTATGTAACTGGTAAGATAATACGGTGGCATTCTTTCCAATATCCTATTTCCCGCTTCACTTATCATGTAAATGTCACCGTCCCAAGCACAGCTACTTCCTGCTCGCCTATTGGAATATTATTTGTAGCACCATTCACCAACAGGTTGGAATACTCCACCACCCCAGGCGTATCTAAAATAACGCTTCCAATCCTCACATATCGCACATCATTATCTTGCTTAAATGTCAATGACTTCAGGTACTGTTCCACATTCTCCTTAACCGCTAATTGAACTGCTCCTACCTCATACCCAGTAGCTACTACTAAGTGGACACTGACATTAATAGCAACTGGGCTTGCAGGCTCTATATACACCCTCGCACCAATGGGAGCTTTGCCATCGCCAGTGTCTTTGCTGAACAAACTCTCATACGCTATTTTATTTATAGTAACTGTGTTAACGGTATCGGTCTGCAACCTCTCAATTCTCAACTCGAGATGGTCTTGCCCATTCCAATAGAACCTTGATAAACCTTAGACNACGGGTTTAATGCATTGGCTGAATAAATTGTATTGGCTTGTATTTGGCTGGACACATCTACCACTGCCCATGCATTAGTTGTCAAATCCCATATACCTATGGACAACAAATCATTTGTACCACTACCCGTGGTGGACAAATCCAATATGACGTTCCACACTCCCGGTTGCTCAAGCATCGTATCAAACTGCGTATGTGTAACCTTCCCAGTGCCACTCGAACTATAGCTTAAAATTACCTGCCCATTTGAAACTGAAACTCCATACCCCGAAATAGTCAAACTCTCTGCTTCATTCACATGCAACCATCTTGGTGCTATGTGCTCCTGAACTCGCTGAACTAACTCTTCACTGGCTGGCTGCATATCCTTATCAACAATTGCTACGCTGACTGTTCCATTGCCATACTTCAACGGTACTACCGAAACACTTCCAACACCTGCAACCTCAAGTGCCCATTTTACATAATCAGCTTTATTACCACTGGCACTTGGATTGCGCACCCATTCCAAATATCGTGCCAATAAGCTTGCATCATCTTCAGTATCTGCACCACCACTCGTGGCTTGCTCATTCTCAATCCTTGCAACGCCCTGAATGGGAGTACTTAACACTGATATTGCTCCTGCGGCGACATTTCCTTCAATCCCTTCGTCCAAGGCTTCTATGGGTACGGACACTTCTCCTGCATCGCTTATCACCGCTTGCGTGGTAGTCCTAAAGAATACCGCTGGAGCCAATTCCGATGAAGGGGTGGACACTATCGTTCCTTCTGGTATTACCGTTCCACTATCACCAAAGAATGTTATATACCCAGTGGCTTTGCTTGCTGGTATTCTGGACAATCCATGCTCTTCAGCTCTCAAATCCAAATATGTACCAAACGTTGTCTGTGCAAATCCACGCCGTAACACCTCTTGTGCCCATATTGTAGCTTGTGTCAATTCTGCGGCAACTGGAGCTAATGCATCATACACAAATGAACCTTGGCTTTTGTCATAATTGTCTGGTACATAGGACAACAATCTTGCTAATATTGTTTCAAACGTTTGGTCTGTTAAGTATTCTGGTAAGTCCAACCTCTCACCCCCTCAACGTGACTGTTCCATCTACATTATAACGCACAACCATAAGCTCAGGTATATTAACGCCATCCTCGGTCAGCAACACTTCTTTAACGGTGAGCACTTTGTCAACCAAACTAACGCCTTCGCTCAAACTTGGTATTGGAGCATTGTTTTCACACTCTTGGAACGTGCTTCCATCTACCGACGCATAAACCTTTACATCGCACCCTGCAGGGATATTTGCTTCCCAAGAAATATTTGATCCATTACACGTTCCAAGGCTCTTTAAGTATATTGGCTTGCTTAACCTATAACCACCACGGCCAACTTTAAGGCTATTATCAAACCTCAAGGCGTATGTGGTATTCTCATCAATTGGTAATGGCTGATTGCTTTGATACGCACTCAATATTTCCTCATCCGTCCTTGCACGGTTGGAGATGCGGAGGTCGTCGATGAAGCCGTCGAGGTAACCTCTATTCCACCATGAACCTATTTTTGCTAGGGTAGCAAAGCCCAAATTATTGCTCCGTGTATTACTTGCCTCTAAAACGCCATTAACGTACAGCTTTCTACCAGATGGTGACCAAGTAAATGCCACGTAATACCATATACCAGCTTGCAAAGTAGTGACACTTGTTAAGATTGCTTCAGATGAACCATCACCATCCCAAACCCGTATCTTATTAACATCGCCTCCTNNGNNTTCACGCATAATTAGTATACGTGGGCCTGGAGTGCTAACATCACCCGACGTGAAGAATGCATTGTAGTCATTAGGTTTTAGGTGGGAGAGCTTTACCCAGCACTCCACCGTCCCCTCCTGCGGATTCAGTACCCCCGTCGTGGGAATGGTGAGCGTTTCGGCTACCCTTGTGCCGTCGATGAAGGAGGTGGCGCAGGGTTTTTGTTCAACTTGAACAGCATCCCACCATACTGGAACAGCACTAAGGTCACTTAGACTAGAAGAATTACGGGGCGCANNTAAGTGTATCCTAGTTGGCTGACCCCAATCACTTGGCAATGTAAATGTAACACTAAAGCGTACCCATTTTCCTGCTGGAACTTGTATCAAACCATTATTACTTATAAAACTGCGGTACGGGCTTGCAGTTTCTTGAACTGATATCTGTAAATACTTACTTTCTTCCACATATGCCCAACCTGAAACAGTATAGGTATTGCCGTTCGTGAGCGTTATATTGTACTGTGCATAAGAATATCTACCTTCACCATTCCATTGTACTTTAAGAGAACCAGAGCCAACCAGTTTACGGCTTGTATCTACCGTAACTGTTGCATACGCAATAGTATCTGGAGCTGCTTCACAATTTACTTTAATAGCGGGCAATAGAATCGTCGTCCCCTCCTCCACCATCAAGCCCATTACCCCATCAATAACATCAAAGCGAGGCTGATTAGCAGCGACTTGCGAACCATCACTCTTATAAGCAATCGAACTACGAGTAAACGTTGGCTGAGCTACTGTCTTAATTACAAGCTTGCCATCTTCGGTCGGCTCTACATTCACCAACTCACCACGCAACCAGTCGCTAATGAACTGTTCCACCCTTGACAATGAAAACTGCCTNTGCACTTCTCTATACCCTACACCTACTTGCACTTCAGCTGGTTGGCCTAATGCATTTACCACGGTAAACCAAACTGTTAACTCATCGCCGCTCCACTCAAACTTGAAATTCTTTACTTCAGCTGTTCTCGGATCTGTAAGCAAAGTTTCGGTAATCTCTCGTTCCAATTCCGCTTCTGTTACTGCTCTTGTGGGCTGTTTAAGACAACTTTCAATGTCAGCGCCATAATTCCAATCGTACACAACATATGCAAGCCTCTGTGTCAATATCGCTTTTACACACCATTGCACCCAAGCTGTCAAACCGTCCGCCTCTACTACATCACCACCACCTGTTTGGACAAAGTCGCAAATATCCCAATCCCACAACCAACTTTTAGGGAAAGCTACTTCTTGGCTTTCTACTGCACCCACTATGTCAGGCATATCAAAGCGTGGATATAAATCGCTCACGAACTCACCACCTTTGCAATTACGACAGGGTCTCTATGCTGGTTAACCCAAGCCACCAACACCCTATCGCCACTTTTAAGCTCGGGTTTAATTCTTATATTCACCTTCTCAACAGTACTCTGCTCCCAATCCCACCTTGTCTGTGCAGTATGGTATATGTCTACTCCTTCTATCGGCTTCCCTTCTTTGTCTACGGGATACTCGCCAACACCTACTAACGACCAATTGGGAAACTCAACCTGTGCAGTAAAATCGGCTATCAAATAATCGCCTTTCTTTATCGGCATTGCAAACGTATCAAGCTTCAAGCTCATATCTGGCTGTATCGTTCCTAATTCAATGCTATCGGGTTTGTTAGCTATTAAACTAATTCTTTCATTTAACACTTTAGCCAAATCGTCAATGCTTTTCTTGTTCATTTTAGCCCCACGCTCATAGTTAAACTCGTAACATTATGTTCAACTGATACGACTTGGTAATATCCATTTAACGTCCCAGCAACAACTTTCACCTTATCACCCTTCCTGATAAAGGGAACATCTACGCACCTAATTGTTCTGTCTTTCTCTGGCTGTCCGAACTCCTTCAATATCTCTTTCGCATTCTGCTTTGCATCGGCCAATGTGTNATCTGAACTATTCTGGACAATCCTTTGCAATACACCATATTTTGTGTCTCCGTCAAGAACTGCAATCAACGGTGCCCTTCCTTCCTCATCTTCCGCACCTATTATGCGCACCCGTGTAACAAGATTATTGATGCTCCACCTATCCATTACCGACTGCACATTTTCGTTATATGCAAACACGTAAACATCTTGATTGGACATGGCTTTTCTGATATAAACCTTCCCTTTTTCACTACGTACGATAAACTCGCCTGCTCCCTTATCTTTACCTTGTTTGAGTATGCTGTTTATCATCTCCGCAACTGTCATCTGTCGGAATACTTGCTTGGCTAATACTACATTCGGCCCCTCTATCTTGCCTATGGGAATATTCCATGCTCTGAAAATATCTGTCAACACATCTATTGCCCTTTGTCCCGCCCTATAGTACCTATCATCTTCGCTCTTAAACAAGTAAATCAGCTGGTCGTACGCTTCAATCTCCACACTACCCAACGGATCTGTAGACGTCATCCAATCAAACACCGTGCCCCTGAACACTTCTACCCCATTCGCTAATAGGTATATCGGTGTCCCAAGTGCTACAAGCTGGTGTATCCACTTCCCACCTACTTGCTGATTTGTCAATGTCATACTTAAATGCGCTGCTAACTCTCCTTCGGCATCACCAAAGGACAATTGACTAACAAATGGCGTAACATCCATTTGCTTACCGCTTGGATCGATAATGCGCACTTCATACTTTATCTTGGTAATATCAACCAAGCTTGAGCACCTGCCCGGGTTTAATTTTATTCGGATCTGGCCCAATGACAGCCTTATTCAACTCATACAGCATCCTCCACTTTGCACCATCACCGAGCATTTTCTTTGCTATACCCCATAGGGTATCGCCTTGTTTTACGGTATACGTTTTCGGGATACTCGGAGCTGGTCTCTGTGCACTCGTTTTAGCCTGCGCACTCGTACTCTTCTCTTTTTCTGTCATCACAACCAAATTACGTGCCTCAACCAAACTTATGGAGTAATAACAATCGCCATGTCCACCTTTCCATGTATGGTCGAACTCTTGAATGTAACAATCCATATTTATTGGTGTTTCTGTTATCAGCAAATGAACTTTTACATTCTCTCGTCGCCAGCCTGAAATCAAACCCACTATCGCCTTGGGATCCTGCCAATCCACAACATATATGCTGTTCCTCCTACTCACACCCGGGAATATACCCTCCCACCTAATCGTTGCTGGTGCAATACCTCTCGGCATTAAGAAATCGCCCAACTCAATTATGCTAACGCTGAACAACTTTGAACTTGTCATCACTTGCAATTGTTCTGGGTTCATCGGTAAATGAAGCTTGGTATTCTTCCCCATTAAGTAAAACTCCATTTATCCCACCACCATATTAGAAAACGCCTTCCTTAACTCTGGCGCTAATACTCCCACAATCTTGTCGACCGCTTCATCTACATCAGCCTTATTGTTTATGACAACTTCGCTGATTAACCCTTCAGTGTTAACGTTTAAGTTGATAATATTACTCTTTGTAACAGCGCCATAGGGAACACTTCCTAATGGGGTAACTGCTTGTGCTTGGACAGAATATGTTACTTCCTTTGGTATCGCTCCTATATACTCACCTACAGCCCTCCACAAACGAACTGCTTGTTCTGTTCGTTCTAATGGTATAATTGCCTCCGCTCCTCTTTCGGCTACTTCCGCTATGTGCCTTGTATAAAATATCCCACCTCTCGCATGGGCTGGTATCTGCCCGGATTTAGCTTCAGGTGGCTCTTTCAACCCTTCTATATATTGTTCCGCTTGCTCTCGTGTATAACCCATGGACATCACAAACGATAGAAATTGCTCATACTGTGCCCTTTCCTGCTCTGGAGTTACTACTGGGTGTTCCTTATAGAACTCTTCTAATCCAAACAACGATGATAAAGCAAGCATTCCGCCTGCTCCTACAACTGCACCTTGCCACGGAGCTCCCACAAGACTACCAATCTTAAAACCAACTATCGCACCAAGGATAGTCATCAACGCCTTGTTATCCTTTATCCCATTAAAAATCGCACTCGCAAGCTCCGACCCAAGCATGTAACCGAAATCTGCAAGCGTCTTAATTAACTCCGCATTTTCTGGTCCGAAAATAGTTTTGAAAAATGAGTTTATCGTTTTAAATGCGGTAATAATTTTTTGTGTCATTGACATCTGATTCCAGCCCGGTATTGAACTCAAATCACCAAAGAAACGAACCACCTTTCTATAAGCATTCTGCATCGCTTCTCCTACCCTAACACCTGCTTTGTACAATCTATCTTGGACACTCTTTAATGCATCCTCACCTTTAGTAGCAGCGTCTAATAGGCTGAAAAGGATATCCTCTACTGGCTTCAGCATCCCTTCACCAAAATATGTTATTGTCATTCCTGCAATATCCTTTAATGTAGATATTAAACCTTGCAGCGTACGGGCTTGTATTTGGCTTCCTCCTGCATATGCTTTTAACGACCTTAAAATTGCTTCCATTGCCTGCCTTGCTGGAATAGCCTTCTTCGAAATATCATCCAACGACTTTACGCCGAGTTCCTTCACGACGGGCTTTGTCTCTATAGGATATGCTGTATTCAAAGCACCTAATTCATATGCTCTCTGTGTCCTTGTTAACGGGATTACAGCCTCTGCACTTCTTGCTGTATCCAAAGCACCTATTTGCACTCCAGCCTTCTGCCACAATTCATATGCTCTCCGTGTCCTTGTTAACGGGATTACAGCCTCTGCACTTCTCTCAGCTACCACTCCAATATGCGGCTTTGTAAAAATACCGCCTAAAGCATGTTCTTGTATCGCACTACCCCCACCACTCTTAGGTAATGGTTTAGTCTCACCATATACCATACGCTCGGCTTCAGTTCTTGTGTAACCCATTCCCATTAAATCAAAGATATACTGTTCATTCAGTACCTTTATTGATTCAGCAGGTGGCTGATATGTCTGCTCGCCCTTTTTTATCAAATCAAAGTAAGAACTTACACCCAAACCACCTGCACCAAAAGACAACGCACCAATCGGCCCACCTACCTGCCAACCCAAATAAAGACCTAATATCGTCATTAACACCTTATTCGACTTCAATGCATCCCACAAAGCCGTACCTAAAGCACCAACCAAATCTGTAGCAAAATCAATAACCGATGGTAGTACCTTCGGTAGTAAATCTTCAAATACCCCACTCAAGAAATCACCAAGTGTAGTACCAAACTCATCTATCTGCTTTTTGCCATCGCCCTTTATCCATGCCAGCATACCATCCAGCACCTTCTCCAATGTCGCTGTTAGTTTATCTAATAACGACATATCCTCCCAGCCAGGCAATGACGTAAGCTCCTTTATAAATTTCTTAACTCCTTCATACATCCTTACAAACGCATTGCCAACCTGCCGCCCGAAATTGAACAGCTTCTGCTCTAAAGCCGTCACTCCACTACCCGTCCCAGTCAATGCGTCCGTAATCTCTTTTAATATTCCTTCAACTGGAGCAAGCATACCTTCTCCGAACTGCGTAATAGTCATAGTCAATACATCTTTTATAGTTGACATCATTCCTTGTAGTGTTCTTGCTTGTACCTCACTTCCTCCTTTATACTTCTCCAACGTCTTGAGTATCGCTTCCATTGCCCGCCTTGCTGGAATAGCCTTCTTCGAAATATCATCCAAACTTTTTACACCCAAATCCTTAAGTACATCTTCCATAGGTATCCTCAAACCTAACGTTACTTGACGTAAATCCTGCAAATTCAACCTACCACTTTGGGCTATCTGCGTAAATCCGAGCATTGCTCTCTGTATTCCTTCCATCCCCGCACCTNTCATAGAGCCTGCATCGGCAAACAACCTTAATGTTTCTAAAGTCTTAGAAGTAGCATTATTTACTCCATACATTCTTGAGTATAACGGTATTAACATCGTGGACAACTCTTGGATATCCTTATATTCAAATGGCGTAATAGCTGCCATTTGCTGCATCTCAGCAACAAACTTTCTGGCCTTTTCTTCTGAACCAAGGAAAAATTTAAAGGACAACCTCGCCTGCTCCATATTCCCTGCAAGCTTCAATGGAGCAGTAATTGCGGTTATCATTCCAGCCCCGCCCGCCGCTACACCCAACCATGTAAATGGGCTTGATACAATCCTGCCCATAGTTGAAAACGCACCTTTAACCATCCCAACACTTTTATTTAATGCGGTCTGTAATGCACTACCTATTTTCGGCACGACACTACTAACCATATCTTTTGCTTCTATCAAAATGGAATACTTTGTCGGTACTCTACTTAACGACCGCTCCACACGATTCACTACAGACGTAGTTCTATCTACCGCTATAAGTGTAGTTTTATATTGTGTATTCAAAGAACGGGATAGCTGCTTGTTTACAAGCTGGGCTTTCTGCTGAAATCGGTTAATCCTCTCTTCTGCCTGCGAAAGCGTCTGAGCTGAATTGTCCTTTGCATCAATGATAAGTTCAATCTTATAACTTTCTTCTGCCATTCGCTACCCCCCTTTAATCTGTCTAAAGACTTCTGCTTCCCCCTCCAACTCAACAATTACCGATGCCCTTAGAAAATCCTGCACCTTCTTTGGCTTCGCATAAAATTCATCAGGCGTTATTCCACATCTTTGGAGCAGGTGGTGGAGCATGGTCGCCTCACCACCTGCCCTGATTAGTTTTTTAACGTTTCTACTCGGTCTGCTCCTTCATCACCATAGCCGCTGAGCTTTTCTATCAACTCGATAACCGCATCCTTCTCACCACGCTTCAACACCTTATCCACCAACTGCCATGCTGAAATAACTCCAGCCTTCTCCCACAGCTCTTTATTCTCCCACAGCTTCCTTGCATCTTCTGGATGCGTCGCTCTAACAATCATTAACGAATTAAACTTTGCGACATTAAATTCCTGCGGCACGGCTAAGTTCCCGAACCTCTTATCCCTTACAGTCTTAGTGGCTTCCTGCCTACATTCTTCCGTCTCCTCATCTTGTAAGCCACGCACCCTGAAGCTGAACAACTCTTTCCCATCCCTAACGACACGGAATACCTCATATTGCTCGACTGTCTCCATGGCTTTTAACACTCCAGCCATGTCTTTTAAAATAGTATCTTCTTTTGCTAATAACTCGTCTTTATCTGTCTTGCTCACTCGTCTTTACCTCCTTACTCGTGAGCGTGTAGCACTCCCATAAAATTAAGCCTTGCATCAGGCGATCCCTTCTGCAACCCAGCTATAACCTTTTGCAATAGCCTTGCATCCTTTATCACTGTTTCTGTAAATGTCAACGTTACAGTGTAGGATTGCGGTATTGCCCAGCTAATCTTCTCACCCGCCGCCTGATAATCGGTATTAGTCACGTTTATTTGAGCTTGAAAAGTATTGACCTCAGCTAAGAAATTACCTTCTCCGTCATACAGCTCACCATCATACCCTCGGATAATGTGATTAGGCTGGAAAACACCTCCATCAAGTGCTTCTATCAATTCAGGCGGAGCGTTAACTCTAAAACTCCAACTCCTCTGCACCACATCACCAGGTGTAACATTCACAATGTCAATTGCACCATCAGGCACACAATCCCGAAAAATATATCTTCCATCTGCCATATGTTCTCACCTCCCTTTATACTGGCGAAAATCTAAACTGGAATGTCAAGTATAGTTTTTCAGCACTGTCGGTATCATCTACCTGAATAACAAACCAGGCACTATCACCCTGTGGCGGATTAGCTGGATCTTCATAAATCGTACCACTAATTAACGCACCTTCCGTGACCATTTGATTAATCACGCCTTGGGCAGCTGCTAACAACGTAGCTCTTCCATTCTTATCATTATTTATTTTACCAACCAAACTGTCCCATGTGGCCGAAATTCTATCAATTAGTGCGTCTCTTGTACGCACTCGCCTTATCTTCCTCCAGCCCATGTCCATGTCAGCCGTAGGTGTAATAAACGTTGTAATTCCCTGCTCAATCTGAACCTGCTTTTGAGCATTATAAGTAAACGCTATTGCACCATTATTAATGGCATTCTCAATATCGGTATTCGATAATGCACCTTTTACTGCTACTGCTCCACTCACCACTGCATGTGTCAAACTCTCTGTAATATCCGCACTTGCAATCATCCCTGCCACTCTTCCTGCGGCCTTATATCCTTCTACCACTTCACCGTCAGAGTACTCGAACCCATTTAACACAAACACGATGGCTGGATCATTAAAGCTTCTTGCTGTAGCTAACCTTGTATCTAAATCAATTGTAGTCGGCTGGCTTAACACCGCCATAACCCTCTTACCACTTTCTCGCACCCTATCAATGTATGCTTGTATAGAAGCAAACAGCGAATCATTTTCCGAGTCAACTACCAGAACATTCCAATCCTCTGCTTCAAGTGTAGTCAACGCTGATAGGACATTTTCATTTGTAATTGTCGGATCTGTTCCACCCTGCAATGCGGTGTTAGACACATTCTTCACTGTACCATTATCATCTGCAAGCTTCTCAGCTACCACATACGGGTTGCCAGACTCATTTATAACCGTAA